TGACGTGCATTCCGGCGGTTTTGCTCCCGCATTCACCTTGTCGTTCCACGACAGCGAACGCTCCCGCAAACCGCCAAATGCCCATAGCCTCGGTCGTTATCGCTCACTGTAAAAAAGAGCCGTGCTTTATGACAAAATATAACTTATTAGGTTCAGCTCCCCATTCAGGTTTCCCAGTACGAATTTCAATTCCTTTGTGTTCGAGTTTCAAAATGCGTTCTGAATCTTCCGATTTTGGATAACCCAACGTCATAATGTTTTCTGAAAACGGTTTAAACCCAAATAATTTTGACCAAAAAGAATCTTTGCATACTAATAGCACGTCTGAATCTGTCTCAATACCCATATAAGGCATTACTTTTTCAGGATTAAATACTAATCTTTTAAACCAATAAAGGTTTAATTCTCTATAATCCTCTGTTTTTTCGCCCGACTTTGTTAAGTCGAACCATTGTTTAATAAGTGATAGTTGTAAGTTTGACATATAATTGATTTTTAGTTGATTAAGAAAGAAACAGCGAAGCGATAACACGCACCTAAGCGCACCGAAATACGGATGACGCTTAGCTGTGTTCGTTACTGGCAACCATAAAAAAGGCGTTCGTGCGCTCCGATAGCTTTGAAAATCTGAAACGCCACTTGTGGAACGATTGCATTTCCATAAGCCTTTATACTTTCGTTTCGCCATTTAGGAAAGGTAATGCCGTCCAATTTTCGGGGAATCCCATCATTTCCCCCACGAATTGTGGGTTCAACTGTTGGGAAGTCAACGAATCGTCCGAATTTCGTATAACTGTCTCCAAATTTTGCTGCTTTCCTTTCCTGTTCTTTCCCATATAGCCAGTTTTGCCACTCGCTGCATCTGGCGTAGGAAGTAAACCCTTTAGCATTAGTCCTGGTAATGATGGACTGAAATCCGCCCTGTCTCCGCCTGATATTTTGGAAGCTCTCGGCGTTGGTAATAGTCCATTCCTTGCGTAGTTCGTCAATCCCCATTGTCGGCTCTTGTCGCTCCGCCTGTCGCTGCAATCCGGTGTCGGAATTAATCCTCTCATTGCCCTGTCCGCTAAATTCATGCTGTGAGAGTTCCCATTCGCAGATAGCCTCCGTCCAGTCTCCGTTAATACTGCTTCTGGGTGTGGTATTTCCTGTGTTGTTGGCGTTGGAAGTAATCCCGTAAACATTGCCATGTCCAATATGCTGTTCGGTCGGTTCTCTCCGTTCTTTCGGCTCATCATTGTTTCCGCCCCTTTGTCCAATAATCCTTGCACTCTCTCCGGATGGTCCCGTTGTACACTTGTCGGAGTAGGCCACAAACCAAACCCTTTCTCTTCGATGGGGAGCGTTGACGGAACAAGCCGGAAGTATGACCGGTTGTATTTTGTATCCGATAGCTTCCAAGTCAGCTTGCACCTCGTTGAATACCAACCCTCCATTCCAATTAATAAGCCCATAAACGTTTTCCCCCACAATGTAGCGTGGTTGTATCTCTCGTATTGCTCTAAGCATTTCTGGCCACAAGTGGCGTTCGTCTGCTTTCCCAAGTCGTTTCCCTGCTGTGCTGTATGGTTGGCATGGAAATCCGCCCGTAAGGATGTCAATTCTTCCTCTCCAAATAGTGAAGTCTGTTTTTGTAATATCTCCATATGATTCGGCTTTCGGCCAGTAATAGTTTAAAACTCGTTTTCCAAATTCGTTCCATTCACAATGGAATTTGTTTTCCCAGCCCATCCATTGAGCTGCTAAGTCGAAACCTCCAATTCCACTAAATAAACTTCCGTGTGTCATAAAATAAAGAAATGGCAGCCAGTAACACACGCCTACCCGCATTTGGCGAAATGGTGCGATATTGAAGTGTGTTAGCCCGCATGATTGTTTGTGTAAATAATAAAATGTTTCGCCCGCTATTCGCCAATTTCGGGTAGCCTAAGTCATTAGCAGCAACCATAAAAAAAGAACGACCAATGCTGCGTTGCTGGTCGTTCTTTGAAATATTGGTGTAAATAATTGATTAGTCTGAAATATGAAGATTCATAAAATCAAGTATTCGTTGTAATTGGTCATACGGTAAGTTTCGTTTGTTATTTATAAAAGCCGAATAGCTTGTATAATTAATATCACACTCTTTGCAGAGTGTGATATTTGAAACGTTTTGTTTATCCTGAAAATGGATAATTGATTCTCGAATTGTCATATTAGAATATTTTACTTAACATACATACGATTGAATGAAAGTCAGAAAGCTTATCTGTAAAAAGCTCTGGATACATGAAATAATACTTTACAAGCTCATCATAATAATTAACTAATAATTCTCTATCAGCTAATTCATTCTTTTGATGAATTACACTTATTCTAACGTTCATGTCACTTAATTTTTCATTTGAAATAACGCTTATCAAATTCGTAAATCTAACAAGTTCATTATTAATTTGATACTTTCCGCTTAATTCTTCTACTAATTTTAATGTTGCTTCCATGATTCTAATTTTTAGTTGTTTTTATTATTTGAATTATTTATGCAACAAAGATAATGTGTTATTTTCATATATGCAAATATTTAGTGTTAAAGTTTGCAAATGTGCGAATAATATTTTATTTACACCAATATTTCAAAGAACGGATGTAAGAAAATGGCTGACTGCTAACACAAGGCTAAGGTCAACCGCCAATTCCTACGGCTTTTCAGGCTCATCGCCCGCATTTACATTTTTGCTTCACGACAGGTTGGCTCACCGCATTTGGCGGCTGCCCCAAGCCTAAGTCGTTATCATTCAGCTTAAAAACGGTGCTCGAACTGTGTGAGTTTAATCGAACATTCTGAATCTGTAAACTGATCAAATTCGACAACAATAGGTTGCTCAAGTAATGATTCTAAAAATATCATTAACTTATACATTTGAATTGGATTGAAAGAATACGTTTCTAATTCTTGAACTCCTCTTTCTAAAATATGAATGTCGGATGCAACAACTCCACTTAATCTACTAAATACGATTTCGCTTGTGTGTGGAATTAGATTGAGCTGTTTGCAACCGTTTAAAATTGCTTCTTTAATAGTTGAAGCTAAATACTTTGTTGAAATAATGATTCTCATATAATTGATTTTTTAAGTATGTTTTGAAAGAAAGAAAAGCCGAAATGATAACATCTAACTATGGGTAGGTGCTTATTTAGCGTTTAGAAAGTGTGTGCAATTAGAACCCCGCACCAATACCCATAGTAGCGACCGTTATGGCTCAGTTGAAAAAGACTTAAGACTGAGCTTATATATATCGAAATCAGTATCTGGATAAATGTAAAATGATATTTCAAATCCATTTGTAAACCCCGTTAATTTAAAACAGTCGCCAATATCTATTTCTTTATTATCTTTAAAAGATATATTTCTAAATGCTTCTATTTTGCATTTTATCACCTTTTGTATCGGTGGAATAAAAGCGTATACTTTTTTCAATCCTTCTAAATCTGAATAATTCATATATTTGTTGATTAAAATTTAATACCATAAAAGAGAACAACCGAAGCCATAACACCACCTATGGTAGTTTCGGCAGTTCGTGCGTTATTCATTATTTGTGTTCCGTATCAGCTTTGGTTCTTTTCGACAATGTAGCTCTCGTAAATGCCGAAAACACCATAGCTTTGTTCGTTATGCCCCTATTCCAAATCATTCTCCAAGTATGCCTGGTATTCCTGATCAGTCATCGGTTTTAAATTTTCAGGTAGGTAATTCTTACTGTTTTCATTTACCTGAATATCCACTTTATTGTGTACGGTTCGCTTTGAGCGCATGGTGACAACGTTGTTTTGTTTGTCACGAAATGGTTTTTTATATTGAAATTCCATGGTTATAAATAGTTTTGATAATATGTTTCGGAAATAAATTCAAATTCTGCCGGTAGTTTTTTTACTCCTACTATTACTGCCATTCCGCGTGCTGCCATTTGATACAGTTGTTGATTCATGTTGGGTGACATTCGGAAATTGTGTAAATCGCATACAATAAAATAGGCTGTTGATATGTCGAATTCGTACACCGTTGGTTTTATCAACTTGTCTGCATCGCTGGCATTAATTGCTAATCCACATTCTACCGTTATTTTACGTATTATTCGCTTTCGGGTAGATTCGTCGGACGAAACTGCTACTTTTATTTTATTGAGCTTTTGCATGGTTTATGATATTATTTCAACTTCGTCGCTTGTTACAAATGGATATAAACCAATCTTATTTCGATAAGCACTAAATGAAGAAACTTTTTTATACTCTTTGTTTTTCCATTTGAACTTTTGTCCAATTTTTACATCCTTGAATAAAGAAAGGGCCGGCATAATTCGAATTAGTTCCGGTTGTGGTGGTATTCTGTTTGTTAGAACTGATTTCCCTGCACCACCTATGCCAATTAATACTATTTTTTTTGTCATATTATTTATATGTTTTAAAATGGTAAATCGTCTCCTTCTTTTGGTTTCAGTTGTTTGTCTTCGGTAACTATGGCTGTATCTGATATGGTAATTGGTCGTGTTCCAATCCAGAAACGTTCTACACCACCCGATTTGTCGTCTATTTCTGGTTTACCATCTTTGTCGTGCTTGAGTGGATTTCCACTTACCGGATCGTACATGTGTGGATTGAACTGATAGCCTTTCCATATGCAAAATGCTTTAATTTTGTTTTTGAATGCAGTAGGTGAAATTAGTTTTGGTGGCAAATTGCTGTATTTCAGGTAATCGTCGAATAAATCTTTTCGGATTAAGCGTGTATCCAGTTTATCGGGGTTGCAGAAATATTCGTCGGCCCAGCTCAGGAAAGTTTCGCCCATTTGTTGTCGAAGTTGCCGTGTTTCAATTCGTTCGCCCGGGGCCTGAACAACTCCAAATTTTAAATATACCTGTACACAGTTAGCTGCAAAGTTCCAGTATAAGTTCCACTGATCGTAATCCCATTCGTCGAAAAATAAGCAACCGAAATCGTCCTTTGGCTGGTGAACGTCGTTGTAGTAATCGGAAAATGCTACAATCCACTGCCGCGCCGAATAGGATGATCCCTGACCATTTAGCGCATGATTTGTTGGTATATAAATTTTTGGTGACTGATTGAATGGAATGGTAGCACGTCCACCACCTTTGTAATTTACTTTCCAATCGCCGGTAATACAGGGAAACAGAAATTCGATATTGAAATTTACGCGTACGTCGTCGATAAATACCAGCTTTGTTTTGTCTGTCATTTCGGTCCATAAAAACTGATCGCCTTCAATGTCTTTTGTTTTACCCGAAATATAAAGCGTTGGCATAATTTGAGTAAGTGCATCGCCAATGAGCGATTTACCTGTACGGCCATTTGATTCGCCAATTTCGGACTGTTTGCCATCCATAGCAATTACAGCGCGTGGAACGGATTTGTCTTTAGCAGCAAGCAGCAAATAACCAATAGCTGCCATCTTGCTTACCAAATGGATTTTGTTTTCGTATAATTCTTCCGGTTCAACGGTAACGTCGGTTTGTCCCTGCGAAATTTGTTGTTCTTTTCGCCAGGTAAAGTCCGAAGCATTAATCATAAATTGCAAAAACTGACAGCGTTTTCCTTCGGGTGTAAGTTCGTATTGCCATTTATCATTTTCGTCGAGCGAAATATTGATTAAACTTTCGGCACAAAGTCGTGGTTCGAATTCGTGTTTTTCTTCTTCCCAAATGTTGTAGGTAATGTCGGTATAATCAATTTGTTTGGCACCGTTGGCTGTAACTTCCCATGCAAAGGATTTGAAGTAAAAGCGTTGTTTTTCGCGATCAGCTTTTTCGAATGCCGGTTCGATATAATTCAGGTCGGAAAGTTTATCCGGTCCCAGGTATTGCGGTCCACCCCGGTGAAGCATTTCCAATACTCCTTTTTTACCAATTTTACGGATAAAATCTTTTACATAATCGCGAACGTCGTTGTGTGTAACTAGATTTACAACCGGGTGCTGTACGTGGCAAAACTTCACGGTACCATCAATGCTGCGATAACGGCCAAAACCACGGTTCTGCAGGAAAATAAGATTGTTTTCGTAAATGAATTCATATACGGTTTTGTATCCTTCAGCCGTTTTCTTTTGGTTTTCTTCCCAAAACTGTTCATCGTTTTCAATTGGTTGAGCCGATTCTACATCGCCCTGTGCATTGAAACGCCAGGTATATTTACCAATTTTGAATTCGGGTAATCCTTTCAGGTTTTCGTAATGCAGTTTGGCAAACGATTTTACGTTATTCAGGCACCACAATTCTTCTAACCGGCTATCGGGCCATGCCGTAATTTTGTAGAGTTGAATGTATTTGCCATTCAGGTTTTTTTCGGCAATCAGAAATTCAATATCAGCTTTTATTGCATCCGGATTATCTTTCAGCGTATTGGCCATTAAATCATCAATGCCTTTGTCGCCTTTTTCGTTTGGTTTTACATTGCCAATATAGGTTTCGACATATATTCCACGGTTTTTGAGTGAATACATGTATTCTTTGTAATTTTTGGCAGCATAATAGAACGTGCGCGGACGTTTTTCGACCGAATCGGTAATTTTAATGTTGTGGCTTAATTCGTTCCAATCGGCATCGAATATCAGTACTACTTCTTTTACTTCCAGCTTTTGAATGATTTTAATCAAATCTTCCGGCAGTTTGCCTTTGGCAGCAATGTTGTGAATGCCTGACAGACCAACCGACATAATTCCGTGTTTGCAGGCTTTCTCTGCTTTCTTTTCACCTTCCTGTAGGAAAAGTCTGTTTTCGGGTAGTTTTTGCCCTGTGCGGTACAGTTCGCGTATTTTTTCGGGTATGTACAGAAATGTTCCTGATCCGTAAGGTGAACGATATTTTACCGGTTTACCATCACGGTCCAAATGTTCGTCGGGGAATTGGTAGCGAACACGGAAAAATACTTTGCGCTTTCCGGTGGGTTTACCTTTTATCACTTCGTCGTACATGCATGGATTTCCTTCGAGGTCGTAATACTCAATAATCACATCGTCGCCATTGGTAGTGGCTTCGCCTTTTGCATCCATTGTTCCTGATCGGAATATGCTGTTGGCTGTGGTGGTATGTGTATCGGTAATGGAAATTATCGGAGCTTTCACATCGTCGGCGGTAAGTCCAGACTGAAGTAACATGGTATGACAGTAGGTGGAAGTTTTCTTTTCGGTAACTTTTACCGAAACTTTCTTTACTACTTTTTCGACCGGCTCATCTACTATTGAAAATTTACGATTGAGGTATTCCAATGATTCCAGATAGGATTTGTTCTGTTGTTTCATCAGGAAACTAACAGCCGTTTTACCAGCCACATCGCACCGGAAACATTTGAATACTTGTTTGGAAGGATTTATTTCTAATCCGTTTGGCTTACTACATCCGGGACAATCGCAAACGTATTGGTTTTCTTTTTTCTTGGTAATGGTAATAAAATCACCAATCACATCTACCAACCGATTATTGCAGGAGTCTAAAATTCTATCTTTTTCAAAGTCTTTATACATTTTCGAATATATCTAATTGTCGGATGTC